CTCCTCGTTTCTGCGGCGAACCTGCTCATTGATATCAGCGACACGACGAGCTGTTTCGACATTCAATCGAGACACTTCTTTCTCGATGCTTGCCTTAAATTCGGCGGCCTGATAATCAAATTTAAGTGCATCAAGGGCTGCATTTCTCTTGATTCTTGCCGCTTCTTCCTCTGCCGAAAGCTGGTCCTCAGTAAATCGAGCAACGATTTCAGCGGCCCTTCTTGCGGCTTCTTCAACTTCAGGACGCTGCCCCCGTCCTGCGCCAGCAATGATTTCCTGATTGATGAGTTGAAGTTGCTTTAGCCTATTCTGGCCCTGCTGGTCAAGCAGTTGATTCTCCTGTTCGAGAACAGAGAATCTGCGATTGGCTACCTCATTCTCAACTCTTTCGCGAATCTGCCCAATACTTTCCTCGTATGAGCGAACAAGATCAGCACGTTGCTTATCAAGATCTTGTTGCTCGCGCGCGGCCCGACGTACCTGATCTATTAGCGATTTCCCAATATCGAGCACTTCAAGTTTCCTCTGAAGCGCGTTAATCTCAGACTCGATCACTTGCTTGGGATCAAGCTTAATCTTGCCCTGAATCTCAATTGCTTGCCATTTATCAACAATATCCTGAAGTGCACCTCGCTCTTGTAACATTCCAATCTCAGCGTCTGTTGGAGCGCTTGGAGCAAAGAAGCCGCGCTGAATGCCTTGTTGCTGGAGGCGTTGCCTCACTTCTTGATTGAATTGGCCAGTTTGCTCTGGATTTAGATTTGCGCGAAGCAGGCGAACCCTACCAGCAGCGGCTGCTTGACCGAGGATATTGGCGAAGAATCCAGTAATCGAAGCAAGCGGGCCGGACGCAACAGCCTGCATTTGCTGGCCGAGTTCAGCAAAGGCTCTGTTGAGACGATCACTTTCGGTTCCGAGTGTTTTGAGATTTTCGACCCCACCAACACCAAGCCTCTTAATCGCCTCTTCTTGTATCAACGCAGACGCCGTTGCCGTGTCACCATATTCAATTGTTTTTTTGATCGTATCTTCAAGCGCTTTGCTAGAGAAGAACGACTTTTCAGCAAGTTGATCAAAATTCTCGACAGGCTTCTGCAGTGCATCGCCAAGCTCTTTTGCGCCTTGAACTGCTTCGTCAAATGCCGTACCAAGCGCCGTACCAACCAGCGACAAACCGAAGCCAAGTCCGCCGCCAGCAAAGCCACCAGCAGCACCACCAAGGCCACCAAGCGCAGCCGCCCCAATTCCCTGCCCAAACAGCAGCGGGAAGGCGCCACCGACCAAACCTTCAGAGGTGGCCCTTGCAGAACGAGCGGCAAGCCTTCTTGGTTGAAACCCAGCGTAAAAACGCTCCAGCGGATCAAGGCGCCCAATCTCAATTCGACGCTCACGATTGGCTCGCAGTGATTCAGGATCGAGAATGCCTTGAGAAACTCTTTCTTGCGGCGTCATTGCCGCAATTGGGCGCTGACGAAGCTCCTTGTTTCTTTCGCGAATAATCTGAACCGAGCGCTGAAGTTCTTCGTTCTCTTGCTGCTGAACAGCAAGGGAACGTCCTTTGTCGTTAACAGTTCGTCTTTCAAGTTGCCCAATCGTTGCGGCAAATCCCTGCTGCTTGGACATTTTTTCAAGCAAATCCTGTTGAAGCTGATTTATTCTTGCCGTGGTATTAAGTAGCTCTCTGTAGGCCGATTGAGCTGTTTCAGTTCTTCCGCCAGGAAACAACTCGCCACGTGCCGGAACCTGTGAGAGCGAATAGGAAGATCCAGTCAAAAACGCAGATCGCTCCCTTGCGATCTCGGCGCTTTGCCGTCCTTGCGTAGCAATTCTTCCGCGCTCAATCGTTTGACGAATAAATCGCTGCGTCGAAGACTCACCCTTCGCCCTTAGCTCGTTCGCCTGCTTGAGATACTCAGCAATTGTTTTGGCTTCTGTGGCAGCTTGGCCCAAGCCCTCAGCAAACAGCAGGGATGTATCTGCGGCCTCTTGAGTCCTTTGCGCCATCGCTCCTGCTGCTGTCGCAAGAAACTCTGGGCTGAGAAGTTCTCTCGCTCCACCACCAATGAACGCACCACCGCGACCACGGCGCATGGGGCCAGCGAATGCTGTTTGACCAGCAGCAGGCAACGCCGGAAGTGTTTCAATTTTCTTGCCTACCGCATCAAGCCCAGAACGTGATGCGTCAAGCACCATGTTCATTTCGGAAGCCTTATTGATTACCGACTCAAAAAGATTCGTCTGTCGATCTAATGTTAATTTGATGTCTTCGCCAAATTTAGTCGCACCGAATCTCTTTCCAGCAAGAAACACTGCATCAGCAGCGGTTTTCATCGCTGGAGCAAAAGCGAGAGCAGCAACAGAGGCAAGACCGAGCGAGCCAGGAACATTGCCTAGCGCCGAAAGCATGTCGTTGATAATTGCCGGAACACCGCCAAGTGCATTATTGATTGCCCCTCCAATCGCATTTGCTGCTTCAACTGCTGGACCCTGAATTAGGCCAAGGTTTATATTGCCAAGCGCCTCCTGAGTTGCCGCATAAGCACCACCCAATCCAAGCGCGCCAATACCAAGGCCACCTCTAATCGCAGCATTTCTTGCTCCGCGAGCGACTTTTGCGCCCTGTCCAAATGTCAATGCGTCAAAAGTGGCTCCACCGGCCTTTCTTGCAATTGCGGCTATAGTTTGTGCGGTTGAAACAGCCTGACGACGTGCCTCTTTTTGCTGTCTCTCATATTGGCCAGAAAATCTTTCACGCTCCCTGGCGAGCTGCTCTTCTGCAGTAATTTGAGCCTTAATGTTTGAAAGAAGCTCTCGACCGAGCCTCGGGTCGGCGAATTGAGTAAACGCTCCGGTATTCTTATCTCTTTGCTTAACTAGGTTGAACTCGGCTGCGGCAAGGCGACGAATAATTTCTTCATTTTCAGAAAGCGCAAGGGCTCTTTTGCGAAGCTGTTCGATTTGTTGAGCGTAGCCACGAGCTTGCTCTTTTAGAAAATCAGCATTTATTCCAGTATTTTTTGTACCTGCAAGAGTTCGATTCCATTCACGTTGGTCTTCAACAAGTGCGCTGAGTTCATTTCTTAGTTGAGAGATAATTCTTACATCGCCAAGCTTGAAAGCGCTTTTTAGCGCAACCGAAACTTCATCGAATTGCTCTTTAATCTCTCTCAGTTTTCCTTTCGTTTGATCGAGCCCTTTTGTTTCAATTTCAAACGCACGAGAAAGCCTTGCTGTTCTTGAACGCTCTCTTCGCAGTTGCGATTCAACGATTAAAGCGCGTTTTGTTTCGGCATTTACGTCTGCAATAGCAGCTGCTTGCAATCGCGTTGCCGCAGCCGTTTTTTCTATCTGACCAAGAGCCTTGACGTATGTATTGATGTCACTAACACGACCAAAAACGCCACTATTAAAAAGATCCTGTATGGAAGTGGCGGTATTTTCTATTGCATCAAGCGCAGAGCTTAGCTTCTTAAGCTCAGAGGCCCCTTTGAGAATTAGATTGATCTGAGCATCAACGCTGGCCACTTTGATCGACCTGGGGTTCCAATCAGTCTAGCCAGACACGAAAAAGCCGCCTAAGGCAGGCGGCTAGCGACGAGACTGACGCTTGATCTTGTCCATCTCTTCCTTTTGCTTTCTGTTCTTAATCGCAAAATAAGCAGACCACAGCAAAAGTTCTTGATCCGTTACTTTGTCCTTAAGCTCATGCAAAGTGCAATGCAGCGTCTCTGCAAGCGAAAGCTGGAAAAATAAGCGCCCATCCGACTCAAGCTCTTTTTCAATTGCTTTTCATATCTGCCTCAGCATCCTCGCTGTCTGGCCGCAATACCGCAAGAATCAGCTTCTGGAGATCTTGATCAAGAATGTCGCGCTTCAGGACAGGAATGTCGCCTGCCTTAAAAAGGCGCTCCCCGTTTTCATCTTGTGCTTTTGCGATAAGAAGCTGCATAGCAAAATCATTTGCGTTGTCAGATTTTGCGTCTTTCTGCGCTTTTTCTCGCTCAGCCGCAGTCAGAGGTGTTACATAAAAAGTAAACTCATCGCCATTATCAAGCACAATTTCTTGCTTAATCGGCTCGAAATTGGCTGCTTTGCGCAGGCGATCAATTGCCCTCATTGAAGAGGCGGAGGTCGGAGTGTTGGCCATGAAAACAACGTGGTCAGCACACAGCCTACAACGTTCAACCTCCCGCAACAAGTAAGCAACAAAAAAGCCCCGCCGAAGCGGGGCGTATTACCTGCGGGAACGATCAGGCGGTCGTAGTCAGGTCGAAGGTGGGCTGATCCAGCGGGCGGAAGTTGATGCTGATCTGCTGGCCATCATCCGGGTTCACCGCGAGGGAGGCAGAGGTCAGCGCCACTTCCATGTAGATCGAGCGGCTCAGGCTGTCACTCAGAACGCCACCACTGAACACCTGATCCACATACAGGCGAACACTGGCGCCTACCTGCTTGCGAAGCAGCACGTCTTGGATCATGCGGTTGGCACTGGCAGCATCCTCGTCTGTCATGTAGACAGTCGCAGATCCAGTAGCTTCACCAAAACCGGCGATGAAGGTACGGAAGGGAACATACTGACCAGGCTGCTTACCAATGGTTGTAACGTCGATTTCAGTACGTGTAATTTCAAGAGACCAGTCACGTACTTCAGCGACAGCAGCAAAGTCAGCGTAATAAGCTTCAAACTTATTGGGAGCTGCAAGAGTACCGTCATCCGAGAAATCAAGCGACGTACCACCCTGCGAGGCAGAAACAGTCATTGCACCAGTGCTGGTGTCGTAAGTCAGCACGTAGTAAGTGACTGCAGGATCAAGCGAGCCAACAGAAAGTGCCGGCATCACATTGGAAACATCCGGCGTCACAGTTGCGCCGGTGTTCGGGTTGTAGATGCGGAACTTGACAGGATCGCCCGCCTTGAAGTTCAAAGCAGGAACCAGCGAAATAGTATCGGTGGTGGTGTTGATAGCAGTCTCGATGAAGCCATCAACAGTGCCCGCAGGCTTGTAGTAAAATGCGCCGGAGATGCCGGACAGAACGGTTGCCATGACAATTCAGGGGTAGTGGCTTTAGTGGGCACTGCCCAGCTACACACAGGTTAGCGATCTACTTCACACTGGCTTGCCAACCAGCATCAATGCGCCCCATAAAGTGAGGTGAATTGTCAGGCGCCTGAAAAGAGGGTCCGCTAATTTGCCCAACACGCACGTAGGTCGATGTTGAAGTTTTCTGCGTTGCATTCAAAGTATCAATAACTTGTTTCGCGAGTTGGATCATTTGCTGGCAGCGAGCAGGGCCAATGCTTTTTGGCGTGAAGCAGCGAATAATCAACGCGCCCCTTGCATAATCAAGTGACCCATCAAGCGTTGATTCTGTCGTCAGTCCAAAAGTTACGTTGACACGAACGTATTCTTTCGGTGGATCAGGCGGAACCGCTGTGATGTTGTCAAAGTAGACAGGGATAGGGGGCGCCTGTGTGTTATAGGCAGTGAGAAGCGGGGCTTCAATTACAGCGCGGATTGATTGGTAGTTCATTAAATGCCGCCTCCCTTGCGCACAAATGCACGATCAACTCCAACACGAAGATCGCGACTCAATGCACCTCCTGCGCTGTAAGTTGGGAACCAATCATGCTCAGCGGTGGCACCTGCGTTTGGCTCTTCTTGCGTGTAACCCATTGCAACGTCGGCCCTAAAATGAGGCTCTTGTTCACCATCTCCAGATTTAGGCCGAAAGCCCTCTTTTACTAGAGGCTTAACAGGCTCGCCAATACGCCTAAAAGTTGATTCCTCTTGATCCAGTGCAATCGCAGCATGAGGTGCAGTATTTACAATTTCAAAACGGTTGTTTCCTCGTTCAAGCGATTTCTCAAATCTTGAAGTGGGGAAATTCCTTCTGGTGTATTTGTAGACGCCATTGCCACCACGGGGAGGTCTGCCCTGCCCGCCAGCTGGCACAACATCCCAAGCAGAAGAAAACGTACCAGTCCAAGCCGGACCAGCTTCTGCAAGCCCGTTCGTGATCTCAACAGCAGACTCCTGAACAGCTTGGGCAAGCTTTTTATTGATGTCCCGCCCAATCTGTTTTGCAATTCCAAGATTACTTCTTCGCGCCATATCAACTCAGCCTCGCAACCACTGAGTGCATGATAGCGTTATCGCCTCGATACGATTCCATCCCGATAATCTTTGCAGTTCTAGCAACCCCATTCTGCGTGTATCGAATAGAATCTGTCGTCTGCGGGTAATACCCAGAAAGAGAATCGGCGGAAATGATAATTTTTACGTCTGTCTGCTGATAAAGCCCTTGCATCTCTTCGGGCTTCAACGCAGAGATAACAATCTTGACTGGGATCTCGGTTGAAACACCAAGCACGGTTCCAGAGGCGGGATCATAGGCTTGGTGAGCGCTGGTTTTGATATAAACAGCACTAATCCCGAACTGAGAGATCAGCGGCCCTGGAATCGAAGAAAAGATGTCGTCAACAAGTGCCATGGCCTATCACAGCGGATTGCTTGCCCAACCGCCATAGGTCGGGAACACTTGGCCGCCGGCAAAACGAATACGACGTGGGCGGAAAACGCCGCCGCCGTAATAGGGATCGACGCGAGCAGTGCTAGTACGACTCACATAAGGCTGGTTGAAGCTTGGATCAATCATGTAGCGATAGAGAATATCCATCGCAAATGGCGGAATGTAATCAATACCCGTCTGAGGATTATCGCCACCTTTGAACTTAACGCGAAGCGCCCCATCGCCAAGCTCAACTTCTTCGTACTGATTCGTGCTACGCAGCGAAGAGCCACCATCATCTACGGCGACAGAGGTGTATCCACCCCCACTACCAAGAAATGCCGCCATGTAGGCAACGGCAATTTCAAAGTCAATAGGCAGCTCTTCCGTAGAAAGCTGGCGCCCATCAATCTTGATCAAACGCGGCCAAGAAAGAGACTGCGTATCGTCAATGATTCGCCCCTTCCATTTCAAGGGGTTGATTGTCATTGTTGCGGCAACAAGCGTCTGCTCTTTCTGAGTGCTGGTCAGTGCAAGCCAAGCTGTAATGCCTGCACTGGCGGGCAAATCTCCAAGTAGCGACGTAGCCCTCGCAACGCTTAGGAAAGAGTTGGCGTCAGCCGCTCCCAATGTCGATACGAAGGCCATGTGCGTGCCTCTCTAGGGCTCAGCCCTTGACAGTAGTGGTCTTGGTCTTGGAGGCGCTCACGGAGGCCTTCTTGGGCTCAGGAGCGGGTTCAACAGGAGCAGGACAAGCAACAGCTTCAGTCTTGGCCTCAGCCTTGAGCTTTGCTTCTTCTTGCTCACGTGCAAGTCGGAAAGTAGTGATCGACATGGCGATTACTTGATAGTGGAAAGCCCCTCCGAAGAGGGGCTGTTGTCACAACAACGATCAGATGTAGCAGCGCAGCTGCGTAATCCGAATGTTGCGGTCATCGGTGAACACCTTGTCCCAGTTGGTGCCAGTAGCAAGCTCAGCATTGGTAGGAGCATTGCCAGCAGCGTTGCCGGTCCAGCTGATCCCATTCGGATGCACCAGATAGT